AGATTTTATTGATAAACAGGATCATAGAAAAGCATCATTTAAGGAAGTCATTAATGGTATAGCAATTGAGAAAGGTTATCAGTCACAAGTGTTAGCACTTACTTTTAAAGATAACCCAGATGCTGCCAGGGGTAAGGATGCTGTATATGTACTATTAGAAGAAGCTGGTAAGTTTCCTAATCTAAAGGATTCTTATATGGCTATTGAACCTACATTGAAAGCAGGTAAATATATAACAGGGCAGATTATTATATTTGGTACAGGTGGTGATATGGAAGGTGGTACAGTAGATTTTGCTGAAATGTTTTATGATCCATTGACTTATAACCTAATGCCATTTATAAATACATGGGATGATAATGCAGAGAATACTAATTGTGGATTCTTCCATCCTATATTTTGGAATATGGATGGTTTTTATGATAAGCAGGGTAACTCACAGATAGAGGAAGCTACTAATCATGAAATGGGAGAAAGGGAGAAGATATTAAAGAATTCTTCTAATGGTATTGGAGTTATTCAAAGAAGGGTACAGGAATACCCACTTAAACCTAGTGAAGCATTCTTAACTGTATCTACTAATGATTTTCCTGTTACTGAACTTAGGAATAGATTAAACATAGTAGAAAGAGAAAAGTTATATGAAAAGAAAGGACAACCTGTAACATTGATTAAAGAGGAGAATAAGGTTAGAGCTATACCTGATTTAAAAAATGAGTTGGAAGCAGTATGGCATTATAAACCAAAGACTTTAGATTTAGCTGGATGTCCTGTGATATATGAGTATCCTATGCCTAATCCACCAAAAGGATTATATAAGATAGGATATGACCCTTATCAACAGGATCAAAGTTATGGAACTTCTTTGGGTGCTGTATATGTATATAAGGGTAATGCTACATTTTCATATACAAGAGATATGATTGTAGCATCTTATGTAGGTAGGATGAAAACTGCTGATGATACTCATAGGATAGTAGAATTATTAGCAGAGTTGTATAGTGCAGAGATTATGCATGAAAATATGATTAGAGATGTTAAGTCATATTTTGAAAAGAAAAGAAAGTTACATTTATTAGCTGCTCAACCTGATGCTGTTATATCTAAAACCATTAAAAACTCTAAGGTAGCTAGGATATATGGTATTCATATGAATAGTGAACTTAAAGATGCTGGTGCTAAATATATAAAGCAATGGTTATTAAAAGAGAGAGATATAGATGAATTTGGAAATAAAGTATTAAATTTGGATTTAATATCAGATCCTGGATTATTAGAAGAACTGATATTGTTTAATAAAAAAGGAAACTTTGACCGAGTAATGGCATTTATGATGATTATGTTTCAGTTAGAAGAGGAAGGAGAAAAAGAATATAGTGAAGCTGCACAAAAAAACAAAACTATAGAGTCGTTACTTAATTCATATAAAAACTGGTATTCTAAACAATAAAACTATGATAACTAATTCTGATGGTAATTTTAGTGTTGCTATGCCCAAACACAGGGTGACTAGAGCACAAAAGAATGCTGACAATAAACATTGGTATAAAAATAACTTAGACTTTTTAGATAAAAGATCATTTTCACAGGTAGGATTTAATGGATATGGATTGGATACTTTTGATACTAATGGTGTATCAGAGTATAAGAGAATGAAAGTAAACTATGACCTGTTTAACAATATTATTAATATTCGTGACTTTGAATATGTAACTAAACCCTTTGGTGCTCAGGCAGGAGAACTACCTGCTAACTTTGTCAATAGAGATATTATATCTCCTAAGATAAAGATGCTATTGGGTATGGAAATGAAAAGACCTTTTTCTTGGAAAGTAATGGCTGTTAATGAAGAAGCTACTACAAGAAAAGAAGAAACTCAATTTAACATGATGAAGGAATATGTTATTTCTGAAATCATGAAGCCAATAAGAATGGACATTGAGAAAAGAAAGATGGAAGAAACTCAAGGTCAAGAACTTACAGCTGAACAACAAAAACAAATACAACAACAGATAGAAGAAGAGTTAAAGGCTATGACTCCTGAAGAAATTAGGAAGTACATGGAAAGAGAACATCAGGATCCTGCTGAAGCTCTTGCTCATCAACTATTAGAATACTTAGTACAAAAAGAAGATGTAGCTACTAAGTTTAATCAAGGGTTTAAACATTTATGTATTGCTGCTAAAGAGATATTTTGGGTAGGTATCCTTAATAATGAACCTGCAATGTCTGTTGTTAATCCTCTTTACTTTGACTATGATAAGTCACCTGACTTAGAGTTTATTGAAGAAGGTGAATGGGCAGTATGTGTATATAGAATGTCACCATCTAAAGTAGTACAATTCTTTGGTGATGAACTAACTAATGCTGAAATAGATAAGATATATTCTTACTATACTCAGAATATGAACCACGTTGTAGATGCTAACTTTACTTTTAATGTAAATAAAGAAGATGAGGGTTGGACTGTAAGGGTAGTACATGCTACATGGAAGGCATTAAGAAAGATAGGTTTTTTAACTTACATGGATGCTAATGGTGAAGTTCAAGAAAGATTAGTAGATGAAGGTTATGTTCTTAACAGAGAGCATGGTGATATATCTTGTAAGTGGGAATGGATACCTGAAGTATATGAAGGATACAAAATTGGTGTAGATATATATGTTTATTTAAGACCTGTACCTGGACAATTTAGAGATATCAATAATCTTTATGATTGTAAGTTACCTTACATTGGTGCAGTAATGGATACTACTAACTCATTACCTACATCATTTGTAGATAGAATGAAAGCATATCAGTATTACTATGATATCATCATGTATAGAATAGAACTTCTAATGGCATCAGATAAAGGTAAGCTTTTAATGATGAACATTGGTATGATTCCTGAAAGTGCAGGTATAGATGTAGAAAAATGGTTATACTTTGCTGAGTCATCTAAGATAGGATTTCTTAATCCTAATGAAGAGGGTAATAAAGGTGATTATTCTATCCCTAATGCAGTTAAAGAGATAGATATGTCTTTAGCTTCAGATATTCAAAAATATATTAACCTGGCTGAATATATTGAAAGAAGAGCAGGTGTATCTGTAGGTATTCCACCAGAAGCTGAAGGACAAATAGGACCTAATGCTGCTGTTACAAATACTAAACAAGCTATGGTTCAAAGTTCACATATTTTAGAACCTGTGTTTGACTTACATAATCATGTTAAAAGAAATGTACTTCAAAGACTTATTGAAGCAGCTAAGATAGCATATACAGATCATCCTAACTTAAAGATAAATTATTTCTTAGATGATTTCTCTAAACAATTACTTACTGTAGATGCAGAGTTACTAGATAATTCAACTTATGGTATATTTGTTTCTAACTCTACTAAGGCATTTGAAGTTAAAGAACTTGTATCTCAATTAGCACATGCTGCAATGCAGGCTCAGAAAATTGATCTATCTGATGTTATTAAGATTGTAAGAGCTGATGGAGTACAAGAAGCAGAAGAGATGTTGTTAGCTTCTGAATCTAAGAAGAGAGAAGATATGCAGAGAGAACAAATGATGCAGTTACAAAAACAACAAGAAATGCAACAACAATCTTTTGAGCATGAAAAAGAAATGAAGATGTTTGATAGAGAAACAGACTTGATGAGAGAGGAGATTAAGAATAAGAGAGAAATACAAAAACAAACTATTCTTTCAATGGGATTCTCTGAAGATAAAGATGTTGATAAAGATGGTAAGTTAGATGTTCTTGAGGTAGCTAAACAAGGAGTTGATATAGACATCAAACAAAGAAGACAAAGTTTAGAAGAACAAAAATTTAAACATCAGCAAGAAGTAGATAAAGAAAAAGTAGACATTGATAAAAAGAAGACTAACAAAAAATAATAAAACGTAATTTAGAAACAATCAATTAGTATAACCAATTTTTAAGATTCAAACTTAAAAATATTTAATTTTCAAACTTAAATTTGTAAAATGTATGAGTACAGAAAAAGAAGTAAGCTTAGCAGATTTTAATTGGGATAATGGAGATGATTTTTTTGGCACTACAACATTAGAGGATAAGAAAGAAGAATCCTCTTTTGGAGAAGAACAAAATAAACCATCAAAGTTAAATGAAGTATCAGAAGAAGAAGAGCCTGAAAAGTTAGGTCCTGATAAAGAAGAAAAAGAAAGTCAAGAAGATTTCTTTGATGCAACAGAAGCAGAGGAAGAAGAAACCTTAACAAAATCTTCACAATGGTCTAGT